GTTGAGTAACCCGCCACGCGACTGGCGCCAAGGCTACGGTCCTGGTGGCGGCGAATGGCGCGCTTGGGACACCGATCGTAAGGCTCACTTGAAGGACCGGCTTGAAGCGGAGCTGGAGCGACGTCGCACAATGTGGCGCTGCGATCTCCAGTTCTGCAACGGCAAACCGCACGGCGAGTGGATGATGCCGCACGCGCGGTGGAACCAGCTCCCTCCCCCCGACATCCCGCGCGTCGTACGCGATCCCCGCAAGGCCACGCCCGTCACGGTAGATCTGCCGTGGATGGAGTGGCTGATCATGGCTGGACGCGGCTGGGGCAAGACGCGCACCGGAGCCGAGTTCATCCGCTACCAGACCGCCACCATCGGTCGACAGTGCAGGGCTGCCCTGATAGGACGAACCGCAGCTGACGTACGCGATGTCATGATCGAGGGTGAATCCGGCCTGCTGTCCGTATTCCCCTCCAGCGAACGCCCCGAATACCAACCCTCCAAGCGACGGGTCCTGTTCAAAAACGGAGCCGTCGCTTATTGCTATTCGTCCGAAGAGCCTGACCAGCTCCGTGGTCCGCAGCACCACATTGCGTGGATCGACGAGATGGCGACGTTCTACCATCTCGACCTGGTCATCACAAACTACCGGCTCGGTCTCCGCCTGGGGACCAGCCCGCGTTGCGTCATCACGACCACACCCCGACCCCGCAAGGAGATTCGCGAGATCCGGCATTCACCGACTACGGTGATGACCGGTGGCCGCACTTACGAGAACCTAGACAACCTCGCCCCCACCTTTGCCGAGACTGTCATTCGCAAGTACGAAGGCACCCGGCTCGGTCGGCAAGAGCTGGAGGGTGAGTACCTCGATGAGGTCGAGGGAGCGATGTGGACCATCGAACTCCTCGACGAGCACAGGGCTGATATCGAGAAGGTCTCGCCGTACATCAAGCAGATGGAGATCGTAGTTGCGATCGACCCTGCAGTGACGTACGGCGGAGATGAAACCGGCATTGTGGTGTGTGGCAAGCTCGACCATGAGGGCTTTGTCCTCGCTGATCTGAGCGGCCACTACACCCCGCACGGTTGGGCTTCACAGGCAATCCAGGCTGCCACAGCCTGGGGCGCGTCCTACATCGTCGCCGAAGTGAATAACGGCGGCGAGATGGTTCGCACTACGCTGGAATCACTACGTCTGCCGCGAGGAGTGAGATACAAGCCAGTAACAGCTAGCCGAGGCAAGAGGCTCCGTGCCGAACCGGTGTCAACCCTGTACGAACAGGGGTTGGTCCACCACGTGGGGATCCACCACGCGCTGGAGGATCAAATGACCACGTGGACACCGGACGACCGCATGTCGCCTGACCGTCTCGACGCACTGGTATGGGCTATGTCTCACCTGTTCTTCCGGAGGCGTGGGATGGCGGATGTCGCGTAAATCACATAGCTCCCCGATTGAGCCCGGGGGAGGCTGGGTCGACGCGTTCAAAGGCGCGGCCAACCTGATGGCAGACCAGGTACGTCGTAGCTGGACGCGTCGATCCATGCCTGTAACCGGCCGTCGTTCCTCCCCACCGGTCACTGGGAGTGGTGGACTCCAGGTGACTATGGGGATCGATGGTCTGTACCAGTGGCGGGCAGACTTCGGTTCCGGATGGCGCAACTCCGCTGTCGCGTACAGGTGCATCATCGCCATTGCGACCAACGCAGCCACCGTCCCGCTCGAAGTGCTGAATGAAAACGGTGAACCGATTCCCGATGAGGTCGCCGATCTCTGGAATCACGCCCCCAACACCTACATGTCGGCACGCGTTCTGCGCGAGATCGCCTGGCTTCGGTTAGAGACCGGCGGCCAGTGCTTCGTGTTCATGGACCGAGGCGAATCCGGCATGGGTCCGGTGCAGGGACTGCACGTACTCGACTCCAGCTGGGCAATCGACCCCATCATTGACAACACTGGACCCGAGGGGATCGAGGTGCTCCTTGGGTACCGGATTTGGGGATCTACCAACGGGCGTGCCGGAACCATCCTACCCGAAGAGATGCTATGGCTGCGGTACCCTGACCCAGATGACATCTGGGCCTGTCTGCCTCCCCTGCACGCTGCGCGGTTCGCGCTTGACCTGGACGACTACGCGCGTCGTTACCAGTCCGCGACTCTGCAGCGTGGAGGAACCCCGGGTGGAGTTGTCTATCTCGGTGACGTGGATGAGGGCACGCACAAGCAAGTCAAAGCCGACCTAGCCGCGCGACACGAACGTCCAGAGGACGCGGGTCGACACCTTATCCTGAGTGGGCCAACCCCGGCTCGATACGACCGGATCTCGCTCACAGCTGAAGAGGTGTCGTACCTAGAAACCCGAGTGCGAACCGCCGACGAGATCATGATGGCATTCGGCGTGCCGCACGACTACCTGATGGGAGGGACGACATACGAGAATAGGGCAGCGTCGCGGGCTACACTCTGGTCGGAAACGATAGTCCCCAAACTGCAGGTCGTCGCCTCAGAAATCGATTTGCAGACTGTCCCAGACCCGCGACAAACTGCCCAGTTCAACACCGAAGAGGTGGAAGCGCTTCAGGAGTCGGCTGACGCACGTGTTACTCGGACTGTGTCGCTCGTCGAGGCCGACATCCTGACGATCGATGAAGCACGGGTGGAAGTTGGCCAGGATCCTCTCCCCGGGGGTGCTGGCCAACTGACACTCACTCCATATCGACAGCGCGCCCAAGCACCAGCGATTCGTAACGGCCACGTCCAGCCCCTGCCGACGCCGATAGGATCTGCCCCGTGACGAAGCTCCTCATTCCCGCCCAGCCGTTCAGAGCAGATCGCGAGGGACATCCCGTGATCTTGAGAGACGGACCATTGGACGGCCAGACCGGCGAGCACCTGGGTGCGCTGCCCCCCTACCTCGCGTTGACGATCGGCCAATACGGGACTTGGACCTACCTGCTTACGTCCGAGACCACCGCAGTCACTGATTATGCCCCGGGCTCTACTAAGGAGCGCACTCGCGAAGGCAGAGTGTACGCCTGGAATGGTAGGGACCCGAATGGAAATCGTATCTGACGGCCATCGGTTCGTCAGTCTAGCCAGCCTGTCCCCTCGCTGGGACACCGCCGATGATGACACTGGTCCTCACTTCGAGGGCTGGGCCTGTCGCCACGACACCATCGACGCATACGGCACCGAGTTCGCCCCTGGCTGCTGGTCAGCCGGTGGGCTGGACGGTGAAGCGTACGCGCTGTGCTGGATGCATGATCCCACCGTCCCGGTCGGAATCTTCCGTGCCAACGACCTGGCCGATGGTCTGCGGATCCAGGGCTGGTGGGACCAGACCCGAGACGGTCGCGATGCTCGGACCAAGGCCAAGACGGGCAGCGCGCCCGAACTGTCGGTGGGATTCCGACAAGCAATCTTCGACGAGGACAATCCCAACCGGATCATCGCGGTCAAGCTCGTCGAAGTCAGCCAGATCACGGCCCGAATGGCTGCCGTGCCTGGATCTGAGTTCACATCTGCACGATCGGCCCCTGCCACCGGTCGGCGTCCAGTCGCGGCAGCGCGACTCCGCTTGAGTACCGTGAAACTAGGAGGACGACCGTGACAACCATCGACGTGACCCGCCCTGACTTCGATCAGGCGTGGCGCGCCAGGATGCGCGCATTCGGCGCGACCGGATGGAGGACCGCTCCCACCCAGGTGGACTACACCCAGTTCACCGACGCCGAGTTGCGCCAGGCGCGTGACGAGACGCTCGCCCGGCTGAACACCGACGAGGCGACCGAGGACGACGCCACCCGCGCGGACCAGATCAGCACCGAGATCGAGCGGCGCAACACCATCACCGAGGCGACCAACGAGCGGCGACGTCGCTTGGCCGAGGTGCGGGTGACCGAGCGCTGGAGGCCGGACGTCACCAACCCCGCCGCACCTCAGCCGGGTGATCGCGGGCAGCGTCCACCGGACGACACCGGCAACCGCCAGGTCGAGACCATCCCCGCCGATTGGCGTCAGCGGATGGCGACCGGAGCTGCAGCCTGGCGTGAGCGTGGAATGGCGGGCACGGCCGAGATCCTGTCGCTGCCGAACGCCACCGACCTGCGGACCCTGGTCACCACCGCCACGTTCCCCGCTCAGCCGACCCGTTTGCCGGGTATTACCTACCCTCCTCTCCAGGTCCTGCGCATCGCCGATCTGGTCGATAATCAGACGGCGACGTCGGGTGTGGTCGAGTGGGTGATCGAGGCAACGAACTCGCTCGCTCCGGTCGAGGTGGCGGAGGGCGCAGCCAAGCCCGAGGGTGCGCTGACCTTCACCGTGGCGTCGGCAGCGCTGGCCACGATCGCGGTCTGGATCCCGATCACGCGTCAGGCAGCCGAGGACGACGCGCAGCTGACCGGCTACCTGCAGGGTCGCATGAACTATGCGTGCGAGAAGCGCCTCGACGGCCAGATCGTCAACGGCAACGGCACCGCGCCCAACATGCGTGGGATCCTCAACACGGTCGGCATCCAGACCCAGGCCGTGGCGACGGATGGGATGCTGATCGCGGTCCGCAAGGCGATCACCAAGGCGCAGGTGGCGGGTTACGACCCGGACGGAATCGTCATGCACCCGGTCGACTGGGAGGGTGTCGAGCTGACTCGGGACACCGTCAGCGGCCAGTTCCTCATGACCAAGGATCCGTCCAGCCTGGCTGCTCCTCGCCTCTGGGGACTGCCGGTCGTGCCCACCGTCACGATCGCGGCGGGGACGTCGGTGGTCGGCGCGTTCAAGGAAGGTGCCACCCTCTGGCGCAAGCCGGGCATCCGCGTGCTGATGTCGGACTCGCACGACGTCAACTTCACCAAGAACATCCTGGTGATCCTGTCCGAGCTCCGTGCCCAGCTCGCCGTCTACGCACCGCCTGCGTTCATCAAGGTCTCGTGACCAACTGCCCGTGTTGCGGGGTACCGCGCGATATTGCGCCGATCCCGCCGAAGCGGTATAGGGGACCTGATGACGAGTCCACCTCCCGACCCACCGACAACCGACCTGGCCCCGTACGCGACGGAGCAGCAGGCGAGAGATGCGGGTGCGTCGGGCACACCCACCGAGATCGAAGCAGCCCTGGTGTGGAGCCGAGCGACGATTGACATCTACTGTCGAGCGTTGTTCGCTCCAACTGACCTGACGGTCGAGGTGATGGTAGGTGACGGCGAGGGGAGGTTACCATACTGGGCCGCGACTGTGACCACGGGTACGCTCGAAGTCGACGGACGCACCTGGCATCCTGACGACTGGGGAAGTGGTGTGTACCATGTGGAAGGTGATTTTGGTTATAGGGACACTCCTGCGCCCGTTCAGATGGCTTCGGCGCGCCTGGCTGCGATGTACAGCCCGGCTGAGTTCACCGCCCAGGCCGACGCTGAGGGTAATCCCATCGGTCGACCACCCGCACCAACCCAGCAGGACGAGTCCGACCCTAGTCCACCTCAGCAGCGAGCAGGAGCCTCGGGCGAGAGGACCACGGGCGATCCAGTAGCCGATGCTTGGCTGGAACCATACAAGACTCGTAGAGTGATGGTGGGATGACCATTTGGCCCGCCACCGTCGCACCCGCGAGAGTCGGCTCGTCTTTCTCAGCGAGAACGTGCCGCGCTGCTCAGGTGCA